CGGTGACGTAGAAATCGCCAGCGAAGTTGGCTGGCAAGATTATAAAAAAGTAGCAGACGGGCTTATCGCTCTGCTTAACAATACGGGACTTCTTCACGGATACTCATTCAACTCATGGAGTGATATGGTAACCTACGACAATGCGTTCGTGGAAGAGTGGTTGGCATCGCCTCAAACCTCCCTTTACTACTCTTTGCAGGTAATGGGTGACACTCAAGATAAGAGCAACGTTTATGCTGCTCTCGATGATGCTGATGTGGACAATTACCTGGAGGAACTACTCTCTCCTGTACCTGATTGTAATTGTGGCGAATGAACCCTTATACTAAACTACTCAATCGAAAGCGCACCTGGCAACCAGTTCAAACTGAAGCTGGTAAGGTAAAAGAAGGTGCTAAAGAAACGATATACCGTGCGCTGGCTATTCGGCACATGGAACTCCCTGTTGGCGACTTTATCAAAGATGCTCTCAAGAATGATGTACCGGAAGCGGCTCGTGATTTACTCTTATCCAACATCAAAGATGAGGAGAAGCACGACCTTGCACTTGGTTACATCGCCAATTCTTTCGGCGTTGATGAGAAATCTGAAGCGGAAGCCATCCGGCTCCGCGACGCCTGGATTGCTCATCCAGATCACACAATCCTCAAAGCAATGGTTGCCGAGCGTGCAATTTTCTTTGTGCTCCTCCCATTCATGCGATTTAACGGTGATGCTGGTATGCGAACAGTTAGTGCCGACATCAGCCGAGATGAGCAGGTCCATGTCGCATGTAACTCACTGGTCTCACGAGAACTGGGCTTGACAATCTCGCCATCTCTTGATAAGCTACGTAAGGCGACGATCAACTGGATCATGCAGCCCCTTGGTAAAAGTGACGATAAATATTTGGACAAAAAATTTTGGCTGGATCAAAGCGACTCCCTGATGTATGCAGGGAAAGCAGAAGGCCTTCTAGAAACACAGCGGGCACGTATGCCTGCATTCTTTGAACACTCCAATGTCAATCTCCCTCAATACGCTTGAAACATATGGCATGACCGTAAGGACATTGCTGCATGAAGCGGATGAAACCTTTCCCCCCATCAACCCTGGCCCTGGAGATAGTATGTCTACTATCATGTACAGGGCTGGGCAACGTTCAGTCATCGACTGGATTAACCAACGTCTTAAAGAAGAAGAACTATGAGTTACGGAGGACAAGTTGCAGCTGTATTTAATCAGCTGGCTTCGATTTACGGTCAGATGGGTAGAGGAATCCCAGGCGATGGCCGTCCAGATTTAAAAGGTAAAAAACGTCTAAATGTTCTACGTGCTATGCTGGGTCCAGCTCAGCAAGAACTAAATAATTACAGACAACAACAGTTGCAAAATCAAATGCGTGCCGCACAACAAGCAGCACGATCTGCACCACAGCGTTCTGTGCCACGCACCTTGCAATCTACACTTGCACAAGCTGATGCTGGTGTTCGTGGGCGACGTTCTCGTCAGCAACTGAGGGCACAGCAACAAGGCATCAGAGCATCTAACCAACTACAAGCTGGACCATTCATGGGTCCACAGGGTAGCCCCTCAGCCACACCTTACGGTTCATCTATTAACCTAGCATAATGCACGCAAGCTCTAGATACAATCGACTGACATCTTACCGATCACAATTTCTAGACGAAGCAGTTGAGTGTGCAAAACTAACCCTACCTTACCTAATTACAGACGACGAATCCCGTCCAACATATAAAAATATTAAAACACCTTGGCAATCAGTGGGCGCCAAATGTGTGGTAACTTTAGCAAGTAAACTTATGCTTGCATTGCTACCTCCACAGACCACATTTTTTAAGTTCCAGATTCGTGACGACAAGCTTGGCGAAGAGCTGCCAGCAGAAGTACGATCTGAACTTGATCTGAGTTTTGCCAAGATGGAACGCATGGTGATGGACAGCATTGCTGCATCCAGTGATCGTGTCACTGTTCACCAAGCTATTAAAAACCTTGTTGTAGGCGGTAACGCTCTTTTGTTTATGGGTAAAGATGGTGTTAAGCACTATCCACTTAACCGCTATGTCGTAGACAGAGACGGTAACGGTAACGTAGTTGAGATTGTTACAAAAGAATTAATTCACGAGGACTTGCTCCCTCAAGGTTTCATTGCAAAAATGAAAGAGCAAAAGATGACCGGCGATACCGATGGAGACTCTTACGAAAGAGAGTGTGAAGTATTTACACACGTCCGTCTTAATGGTAACCGTTGGTTATGGCATCAGGAAGTTAACAATACTGTAATTCCTGGTAGTGAGAGTAAAGCTCCTAAAGATGCTAGCCCTTGGCTTGTTCTCCGATTCAATACTGTTGACGGTGAGAACTACGGTCGCGGACGAGTCTCAGAGTTCTTAGGAGACTTCAAGTCACTTGACGCACTGTCACAAGCCCTGGTCGAAGGCAGCGCTGCAGCTGCTAAGGTAGTGTTCACGGTTGCCCCAAGCAGCACCACCAAGCCTCAGTCACTCGCGGCTGCCGGCAACGGTGCTATTATTCAGGGACGACCGGATGATATTGGTGTAGTGCAGGTTGGTAAACAAGCCGACTTTGCAACTGCTGCCAGTATGATTGGACAATACGAACGCCGACTGCTTGAGGCATTCCTAGTTATGAATCCTCGCAACGCAGAACGCGTTACAGCCGAAGAGATCCGACTCACCCAACTCGAACTCGAATCACAACTTGGCGGATTGTTCTCCCTTCTTACTGTAGAGTTCCTTGTACCATACCTTAACCGAAAGCTCCTGGTTCTACAACGAACTGGCGAGCTACCACGTTACCCCAAAGATATTGTTAACCCGACTATTGTTGCTGGCATTAACAGTCTTGGTCGTGGCCAGGATCGGGAATCGTTGACTATGTTCCTGCAAACTATTACAGCTACACTTGGTCCTGAAGCGTTAATGCAATACGTCAATGCTGATGAAGCTATCAAGCGTCTTGCAGCAGCACAAGGTATTGATGTTCTAAACCTTGTTAAGAGTATGGATCAAATGCAGGAAGAACAACTTGCTGCACAACAGCAACAAGAACAGATGATGATGATGCAACAAGCTGGGCAGATTATGAAAGCACCAGCACTAGACCCAAGTAAAAATGCCAACCTCCAACCACCGCCTGAAGAGGCAGCCCCAGAAGCAGAACCCACAACCTGAAGTTAAACAAGAGGCTCCAAAAGAAGAGCCGTGGTTTATCAGGGATGCTGATGGTAATTTAACTTTTAACGAAAATAGCAACGCACCCCGAAATGGCAAACACTCTTTCTTTTGATGGTAGTCAACCAACCGAAGTTGTCAATTCCTTGTCTGTAGAAGAACAGGATTCACTTCGAGTTGGTGAAGAGCTACAACAAGAACAACAAAATCTACTTGCTGGTAAATACAAATCCGCTGAGGAGCTAGAGCAGGGTTACCTGGAGCTTCAACGCAAGATGAGTGAAAGACAACCTAACCAGCAAGAATCCTCTGATGTAAGTGAACAACTTGCAAAAGCATATGAGTCCTATACTTCTGAGAAAAATTTTGACGCAAGTGCGTTTGAAAATGTTTCCAAGGAAGACCTTATCAAAGCATTCTTTGAAAACTCAGAAGAAGTTCCAGAAGCAGCAGAGGAAAGTGAAGGACCAGACTTGACACAAGATCAAGTAGATGCTATGATGAACAGTGTAGGTGGTAAGGAACAGTACCAACAGATGATGAACTGGGCTGTGGAAAACCTACCGAAGTCTGACATCGAAGCTTTTGATGCAATCGTTGAGTCAGCTAATCCTTCTAGTATTGCTATGGCTGTTGAAGCTATGGCAAAGCGGTACACAGATGTTAACGGTCAAGAAGGGCAAATGATCCAAGGTCGTTCAGCACCTACAGCCGAAAATTCGTACCGCAGTCAAGCGGAGATGATTCGTGATATGAGTGATCCCCGTTATGAAACCGATCCAGCTTATCGTAACGATGTTATGAATAAGTTGGCAAATTCACCAAACCTTCAATTTTAAAATTTAATGGCAGCTACTATCGCACTACAACGTCCCAAGTCTCTTTGGGACACCTACGTTGAGTGGGTTAGCAGCACTGAGAACCGGCTATATGTAGGACACTTCGGTGTCCTCATGGTGCCTTGTCTACTGGCAGCTACCACTTGCTTTGTTATCGCATTTATTGCGGCACCACCTGTTGATATTGATGGAATCAGAGAACCTGTCGCAGGATCCCTCCTGTACGGAAACAACATTATCTCTGGAGCGGTCGTCCCCTCCAGCAACGCAATCGGACTACATCTCTACCCAATCTGGGAAGCAGCCTCTCTCGACGAATGGCTCTACAACGGAGGACCATATCAACTTGTGGTCTTCCACTTTCTCATCGGTGTCTTCTCTTACATGGGACGCGAATGGGAACTTAGTTATCGACTCGGAATGAGGCCCTGGATCTTTGTCGCATATTCAGCTCCTGTTGCTGCGGCTACAGCCGTATTCCTGGTGTACCCCTTCGGTCAGGGATCGTTCAGTGACGGTATGCCACTTGGTATTTCAGGTACCTTCAACTATATGTTCGTCTTCCAAGCAGAACACAACATCCTTATGCACCCCTTCCACATGTTGGGAGTCGCTGGTGTGTTTGGTGGTAGCTTGTTTTCTGCTATGCACGGCTCTCTTGTCACCAGTTCACTGGTTCGTGAAACGACTGAAACGGTAAGTCAGAACTATGGTTATAAATTTGGTCAAGAAGAAGAGACTTATAACATTGTAGCTGCTCATGGATACTTTGGTCGTCTGATCTTCCAATATGCAAGTTTCAATAATTCACGTAGCCTTCACTTCTTCCTTGCTGCTTGGCCTGTTGTTGGTATTTGGTTCACTGCTCTGGGCGTTTCGACCATGGCTTTTAATCTTAATGGCTTCAACTTTAACCAAAGCATCATCACTCCTTCGGGTCAGGTAATCAATACCTGGGCTGATATTCTCAACCGAGCTGGTCTCGGTATGGAAGTAATGCACGAACGTAACGCTCACAACTTCCCGCTTGACTTGGCTGCTGCTGAGTCCACTCCCATTGCTCTTACTGCACCATCTATCGGTTAATGAACGACACTCAAATCTGGCCTACTGAACCCCGTATGTACATCGACGAAAACTCTATCCCCCACAACGAGCGTGCTGAGCGTCTCAACGGACGTTTGGCAATGCTCGGTGTCATTGCTGCGATTGGATCGTACGCAGTGACCGGTCAACTTATCCCAGGCATCTGGTGAGAAAAGAACACAAAAGTCCTAGCGGTGGTTTGACTGCCGCTGGGCGCCGCTACTTTAAAAGGAAAGAAGGAGCCAACCTAAAACCTCCTGCACCTAATCCTAAAACTAAAAAAGCAAAAGGACGCAAACGTTCCTTCTGCGCTCGTATGAGTGGAGTGAAGGGACCGATGCGTAAGAATGGTAAGCCTACCAGAAAGGCACTTGCACTTCGTAAATGGAAATGCTAATGGCTAATAAAGCTGGTCTTTATGCAAACATCCACGCCAAGCGGAAACGTATCGCAAAAGGTAGTGGAGAAAAAATGAGGAAGCCTGGCAGCAAGGGTGCTCCCACTGCTGCTAACTTCCGCCGTTCTGCAAAAACTGCAAAGAAAAAGTAATGCCTAACGTTAACGGTAAAAAATTTCCCTACACTGCAGCGGGGATGAAAGCTGCAGCAAAAGCCAAAGGAACTAAGAAATCTAATTACAACAACAAAAAGAAATGAAAAACACCCTTCTCTTTATCTCTACTCTCGCCTTCGCTGCTCCTGCAGTCGCTGGTCCCTATCTGAACGTTGAGACTTCCTCTAAGTTCGCTGGTACTGACTATTCTAAAACTGCTACTGACTTCTTTGTCGGTTATGAAGGTGAAGTTGGTACTCTTGATTACTTCATCGAAGGTGGTCCTAGCATGACCACTCCTGATAACGGTGTGTCTGAAACCGTACCTGCTGGTAAAGTTGGTTTTAGTGTCAAAGCTAACAAGCACCTCAAAGTGTATGGCGAAATGTCTGCCAGCTTGAATGAGGGCACTAACGACTATGGCACCAAAGCCGGGGTCAAGTATTCTTTCTAAGTAACGTACGTTCATCCCTTCGGGGACGCATAACTCCCACACCATGGAACGGGGGTGTGGTACTTCACAACTGGAGATCATCATGCCTAATGTTGAACTGCAAGCTCGCGTTAAAGAGCAAGCGGCTGCTACCAAGCAAGCCAAGCTGAAGTATCGCGGCGTTGCTTATCTACTCAAGAAAAATTGATTGAATTTATTATAGCCATGCCTGAGCAACAGATGCAAATCCCACCAGAGATCGCACAACATCTTCAATATAAGAACATCCTTCAAGCCCATAGGTACTTGACATCGACGCAAGTTGTGCGTGATTCGGGAGGAGCAATCCCCCGCCCACTCAGCTCAGAGATGGCTTCAGGTTTGATTGGATCAATGATTGTCGAATCCGGCAGCCCGGACCTTTCTCAACTAGATGTAGTAGAGAGAGGATCTGGTGCTGGTCGAGGAGCCCTACAGTATACTGGTGTACGCCGTCAAGCATACGATGCTGCACGTGAACGTCACCTGAATGCAGGAGGAAACCCAAACGAACTCGCTTGGCAACTCCTGTATTTGTCACAAGAGTATGCTGGTTACCATGATCAATATGGTAATGGCAATTCATTGTCTGGTTTTACCAGAGCCTTTGAACAACCTGACCGTGCTATAACACCAGAGGATGCTTCCTTTATGTTGACACGTGATTACCTCAGGCCAGCTGCTGGTTCTGAGCATTATGATCGCCGGGCTTCTGAAGCTCGTAGAGTCCAAGACTTTATTGATCAACAAAATTCACTTCGTCAACAGGAACAATCCTCTAACCTATTTAGTGGCGGAGATTTAATTTAATAGTTTGGAGGGCACCTCAGAGTCGGACCCTCCATTCATTGGCAACAAGCCCGTACGCGGACACCTTGCTGCCGTCTAGACGGTGGGATAGACCACAATAAAATTGAATACTTCAAGCGCTTGAAGGTAAACGTAAACCTTCTTTTAAAACAATACAATGGCTGATGTCCAATTTGGTTCGTTTGGTGGCTCCCATAGTGGTGCCCTGACGACTAGCTACCCCGCTGGGGTACAATCAATTTCTGATAAGTACGCAACTTATCTGAAACTTTTTAGTGGTGAGTTGTTTAAAGCTTACCAAGATGCAACGATCGCACGCGACACTGTTATGCGTCGCACCTTGAAGAACGGCAAATCTATGCAGTTCATCTTCACGGGCGGTCTGGAAAGTTACTACCATGTTCCTGGCACCCCTATTTTGGGCGCTACGACTTCTGGTGGTTCTACTGCTAACCGTCTGCCTGTGGCAGAAAAAACGATCGTGATGGATGACCTGCTGGTTGCTTCCACTTTCGTTTATGATCTTGATGAGACTCTTGCTCATTACGATTTGCGTGGTGAAATTGCACGCAAGCTTGGCTACAGCCTGGCTCATAAGTACGATGAAAACATCTTCCGTGCTATTGCTAAGGGTTCCCGTCAAGCTGGTAACGTGGCTGCTGCTTCTGGCACCAACGTTAACTGCGGTACCGAAATTGAAATCGGTTTTGCTAACCGTCGTGGCACCACTGGCACCGGTCACCAAGATAAAATGATTGAAGCATTCTTCCGTGCTGCTCAACGTCTTGATGAGACTAATGTGCCTGCAGAGGGACGTATGGCTGTGATGTCACCATCCAGCTATTATGCGTTGCTCCGTGGTGTTGACAGCAACGACTTGATCAACCGCGATGAGATCGGTGATTCTCGTCAAGGTGGTACTGGTCTGTACAGCATTGCTGGTATCAAGATCATGAAGACCAACAACCTGCCGAACGACTTCCGTGTTGCTCGTAGTGGTGAGAACAACGAGTATGCTCCCGCTGCTTCTAACACCGCTAATGGCGGTCTGCTGGGTGACTTCCGTTCTCTGCAAGCTTTGATCTACCATCGTGATTCCGCTGGTGTTGTGGAAGCTATTGGTCCCCAAGTGCAAACCACAAACGGAGACGTTAGTGTGATGTATCAAGGTGATCTGATCGTGTCCCGTTTGGCTATGGGATGCAGCCACCTGAACACTGCTGGTGCTATCTCTGTTGTTGCCGGTGGCTACACCGATGCTGACACTCAGGCTAGCCCCACTGCTGTGTCTGCTTCTACCGAACTGACTGCACGCACTGGTTCTACTTCTCAAAACGAGCGTATCGACATCGCTTGATACCCTCTCTGTTCTTTACTCATTGGGAGTCTCCTTCACCGGGGGCTCCCTTTTTTTATATCTATACGACATGCCTAATCCTAATAAAGCCGTGTCCACCGAACTGGATGCAGTTAATCAAATACTAAGTGCCGTGGGACAGGCCCCTGTCACCACTTTGGATCTACAAAACCCAGAAGTGTATACAGTCTTGCAGACTCTTAGAGATGTAAGCAGAGAGGTGCAATCAGAAGGGTGGTATTTTAATACAGAACATGCTGTAGCGTTTACACCAGACAGTAATGATGAAATTACTGTAGCAGATGATGTTTTACAAATTGATGCTACTAAAGATAAACATCGAGATGACTTTGCTATTATTGTAAAAAATGGTAAGTTATATGATAAATATTACCACCGATATGAGGACAGAAGTGAATTTAAATTTCCCTCTAGAATACTGGTTGAAGATAAACTTTATTGTGATATTATCTATTTTTACCAGTTTAACAATCTACCATACGCTTTCCAAGCACACGTCATTGCTAAATCCGCACGTAAAGTCGCAACTAAACTGGTTGGTAACACCGATCTAGTTCGTGTACTTTCGATTGACGAAGAGCAGACCAAGGCTGCTTTGATGGAGTACGAGACCCGCCAAGGTGATTACTCTATGTTTGGTTGGAGGGATAATCAAAATTTCTACAGCAGCTATCAACCATTTAAAGCACTTGCACGATGACGACATTAACCCAGAAGATACCGAACCTGTTGCGTGGTATCAGCCAGCAACCAGATGTTAAAAAATTTCCAGGAGAAGTACGCGATTGCGTGAATGCGTTTCCTGAGTATGCTCTGGGTTTGATGAAAC